ACCGAGCATGTGGAACGGGTGCATAAGGATATTGTGTTCTGCTTGGAATACAAGCATGAAGTTAAAAGTACCAGAGATACCAAGAGGCATACCATCAGAGAAAGAACCTTGACCGAAAGGATAGACGAGGAACACGGCGCTAGCAGCAGCAACAGGTGCTGAGTAAGCAACGCAGATCCAAGGACGCATACCGAGACGGTATGAAAGTTCCCACTCACGACCCATGTAGCAGAAGATGCCAATGAGGAAGTGGAATACTACGAGTTGATAAGGACCACCATTGTAAAGCCATTCGTCGAGAGATGCTGCTTCCCAAATGGGGTAGAAGTGTAGACCGATTGCGTTAGATGAGGGAACAACTGCACCAGAGATGATGTTGTTACCATACATCAGTGAACCTGCAACTGGTTCACGGATACCGTCGATGTCCACAGGAGGTGCTGCCACGAAGGCAGTAATGAAGCAAACTGTTGCAGCGATAAGTGTCGGAATCATCAGGACACCGAACCAACCAACATAAAGTCTGTTGTCAGTGCTTGTGACCCATTCGCAGAATGATTCCCATGCGGATTGTTGACTCCGCTTTGAAAGTGTTGAACTTGCCATTGTAATTTGAAGTAAGTAAGACCATCAGGGACATGGTGGAGTTACTATTCCTCTGCACCCTAAGCAGAGGTATGAAAGACTGTTGTTTAATGTCGCTGTTTAGTCTTGGTAAGGCGACATGGGGTTACGAAATGTAACGCACCGAGTATTTATAATACGGGAAACCTCACCGTCTGTCAACCCCCTAGAACCTCTTGGTTGTAGGTGAGATATGCCTCGTAGACAGCAGTGAACGCTTCGGGTGATGCCTTGTCTCCCTCGTACTTGGCGAGCATACCCTGGCACTCTCCACTAGATGTGAAGTGATGACAGAATTCATAGACACCCTTGTCAATGGCACAACCATTGAACAATAATGCTGCCAAGCAAAAGCGCCTATCATCTAGGCGCTCGGGATTGTATCTCCAATCGTCATTCATAGCGATACACAACGTAATTGTTTATTAGAATAAGGGGGAGAGATACACATTCGAGAGCAGAGATGCATATAAAACTCTGCTTTGTGCTTCGTCAGTCCTGTGTAGTGGATTAATCTTATCCACTGTCCGTTAACGTGTGCTTCTAATGCGTATCTCTCCATTGTCTGTGCGAATAACGCACAGATATTTAGATAGGATTTGTAGCAGGGATCATAGTTCCACCGCCCATGTCATCGTCGTCTTCATCTTCACTAGTCAAGGCAAGCATAACAAAGAATGGGGTGATGATGAAGAGTAAAGTTTGAAGTAGGGTAGTGTCGTAGGTCACCAGATACCAGGGATGATTTGTCCCGTAGTTGCATAGGCACCGATCGCGGCGATAACACCGATCATTGCTGCCCAACCGTTGATTCTTTCTGCTTGTTCAGTCATTGTGGTTTTCCTCCAACCAAGATAGTACGTTTTCAGGTGTGCTCATTTCATAAGGGTCAGACGGACAGTTGCCCACCCGACCAGGTTCTTCAAAGATCCTCTCAATGTGTCCGTCGTTAACAATCATAGCGTACCGCCAGGAGCGGAAACCGAACCCAAGGTTCGCTTTGTTAACTGACATACCCAGGGCATAGGTGAATTCACCACACCCATCAGGGATAGGTTTGACATTCTTGATGTCCTGTGTCGCGAACCATGCGTCCATAACGTAGGCATCGTTGACAGAGAGACAGTAAACATCATTCACATGCTTCATGAACTCGGGATAAGAGTTCTCATATCCAGGTAGTTGTTTCTCACTACAAGTGGGTGTGAAAGCACCAGGTAGTGCAAAGACTACCACACGCTTACCACCGAACAATAACTGACTGTCGATGTCAATCATTGCTTTACCTTTTCTATACTTAAATGTAACGTCAGGTACTTGTGTCATTTTTAGATGGTTCAAAGGGAGTACGGGAAATGTTTTTGATCACAATGAAAGCGTCCTTGTTGTACTTACGAGTACCTTTTAGAGGTGCCCACTTAGTACCTGCGCCTTCAATTTCATAGACAGAAGTGCCACCGATCTCAATGTTAATTTGATCGGTGGATACATTCCACCCAAGAGAAGACATTGTATCCCAAAGATCCTCTTGTGTAAACTCCATAATAATTAGATGCCGAATGCTCCGAAGAAAAAGAGACTGCCAGTAGATGCATAAGACACCACGGCAGCGATGAATCCCAACATGGCAACACGACCATTGAGTTTCTCTGCCCTTTCTGCATAGGTCTCATAACCATAGCGTTCTGCTTCGGTCTGATCGATATACATGCGGGGTTCGTTGGCAAAGATATTCACTTGACCTTGCTCGTTAGTCGTCGTTGTCATGATGGTTAAGAAATGTAACACTGTACTAATATATAGACAATGTTAAATTTTGTCAAGCCCCTTACGAGAAAGTGATCACGTCCTGACCAGAGGTCGAGATGGAGATGTTATCCACTGGTCCAGCAGCAACGTTGCCATAGAATTCACTGCCGATGGCATCGAAGTTCAGCGGACCCTCCGTAGGGATGTTGTAGACGCTCTGAGGGGCACCAGGGACCCTCTCAGTGATCGTTTGGAGACCTTGATAATGACGCCACACTTCACTCAGATCATTCCTGTCAAATGTAGGGTCATCGATTGCTGCTTTCAGTGCGTCGCGGAGTGCCACGACAGCAGCGTCAAATTTGGTACGAGTCATAAGTCAGTATCGTTATGTGGTTTTGAAACACGGTCCCGAATATAGCAGGGGACTCCTGCTGGGTCAAGCCATTTTGTATACTCAAAATCCTCCATGGCAGTGTCCAGTTGCATGGCATTGTCACAGAGGTACATGTCCGTATACTTTTTAGTATAGGAATCAATTTTTTGAATGCGATAGTCGGGGCAACCGTTATCGAGGGTGCCCACTTCGACGTATCGATAGGGGAATCGTTCTAGGAGAACAATGGGTTTCATGTATCGTTGGGATAACCTAGGCATATGATAGCAGGTTAGAGGAAATGATACCACCCCGTTGCGATTAGTTTATCTGATGAGTCTGATTTGCGACCCCTATGATGGAAGGTCCAGTCAGCAGGCCAGATCACAGTTCTTCCTTTCTTGGCAGGGACGTAGAGATCCTGATGGAACCACTCGGTTCCGCCGTCAGGTACAGTATTTAGATAAGTCATCCAAACCATGTGCCTGTATGTGTTGGATCTAGAACTGGACTGTCGTTCGCAATGCCAGAGGTGGTAACCACCACCAGGTTTATAGTATTGAAGATTGAAGAACTCTTCCATCTTCCATATGTTTGTCTTGGAACAAAGAGGAAAGCGATCCACGTAATTACTCATTACACGGTTCACTTCCCCTGTGAAATCACGAACCCTAGGATCAGTGATCCCAATGAAGACAGGGTTGTCTATGGAATCTTTGATCTTAGGGTTTACCATTCCGCCACCATTGTCGTCAATGGTTTCTCCTGGCCACTTCTCAAAGATGGTCTGAGTATGATAAAAATCAGTGATGCCGTCAACAATCCCTTCATCAATGTCTTCCATGTAGATGAAATCTGTTCTGGGATGTGCTAATCGACCATCATATAGTATGGGCTCAGGATCTAATTTCATTATGCAAGGATGTTGTCCGCGACTAGGTGATCAATAAGGTAGGCGTAATCTTCTTCTAGATCTATTCCCCAGAACCTAACTCCTTTACTCTCGTAAAATCGAAAGACTCGATTGAATAGACCAGGATAGTCTTCTAACTGAATGTATCCGTTAGCAGCATCCCGAAGTGTTTGCAAACTATCTGCAAACTTAGATTGGATCGTCATGATCGCCTCCTATTCTACTGTGGTCGGTCAGTTGGTTGACCGAGTGGGAGATGAGGGAATCGAACCCCCGACGTACACGGTGTAAACGTGCCACTCTACCGCTGAGTTAATCTCCCGAACGATCCAGGTAGGACTCGAACCTACGACCGACTGCTTAGAAGGCAGTTGCTCTATTCCACTGAGCTACTGGACCAGGAGTATTAACGCCAGGCAGGACCTTGAATCCAACCGACAAGAGAATTTCTTATGCCCTCCTCTACGTGGGCAACTTTATGGTAATCATCTGAGTGAAAGAATATCATTTGACCTGGTGTCATTGGGACTGGTTGACTGATCAGGTGGAAGTCTCCACCTATAAAGTCTTCGTTTAGTAAGAGAGTGAATGAGATCTTACGGATCTTGTTCGTAGGTCTCTTACTCCAATGCCATTCTGATTCATCTTGATGCCAGTCATAATGGTTTCCTTTCTTGTACTGGGTTAGTTGTAATGGTTCTACGAAATCAATATCGAAGTTCCATTGTGCTGCTTCGTTCACGCTCCATGCGTACGAGAATATAAGATCAGTAAGATTCTGATTCTCTACGAATTCTACTTCGCAGTCTCGTACACTCTCGATAGTAGTTCTATCATAGTTCTGGTATGGTGCGAGGATTCTTTTGATCTGATCATACTCATCGTCGTTCAGGTCAACAGTAACATAACGGTCACGATAGTTCATAAATGGAGTTTATCTTGTTGCTAACAACGATGGCAGCATCTTCTGCCCCTTGTTCCATGTAGTCATGGAGTTCATCAATCAATACTTCCAGCATAGGAAGGTCTTCAAGAAGGTCATCCATGGGGGGTGGTAGTCCAGAACTCTACAAATATATAGCAGGTTTACTCTGCCGTCAAGGACCTTTGTTGAAGTTCCAAACGTGGCACAACCTTGTGTGGCACCATCTCCTTACCCATGATGTTGAACGAGATGATGGTACGCGACTCATCAGTGAAGTTCGGTTCCTGCATGTGGGGTAGGTAGGACGGGAAGAACACCACGTCACCTTCCTGTACCTCAGGAATATAGTCCACCACCTCACCATTGATGTAGTTGTGGAAGGGTGCGAAGAAGGTAGTTGCCTTATGCACCTTTGGATTGAAGTCCACGTACAGCACAGCAGTGATACCTACTGGACCATGGTTGTGTACTCCATGAAACTTACCATTCTTTGTAGTCTGGTGCCACATTGCAACGATGTTCCTGATGTCCAGGGGATAATCTAATTGCATCTCGTCCAGGATAGGTTCCAGGGCGTCCAGAACTGTCCAGTAATACTTTGGCATTGCCTTTGCCATTACTAGATCATGATAGTCAGTGTCCATCTCGTGAACATTTACTCGTCCACCAGTGATGTGTGCCTGAGGACTATTCTCATTGCACTGTTCCATGATGATTGGTTTCCATTTGTCCCAATCAGGAACTCTAAAAGATTCAATCGGTATTGTGAACATGTTTGATAAACCACTCGGCATCAACTACTGCAAGGGGTTTCTTTCCATTCTTCTTCATGAAGAGTATGGGCGTGTGATCCCCTGCGTTAGCACACGCTTGATCGTATGCATCGTATACATTTAATTTCTCTACGTTCTTACATTCAATGCTGAAAGGGAACTTCTGTCTAGCATCTCGTGCCATGATCAAGTCTTCTCCACCAGCACCCATCGATCTAGACTCAATGTCTTCACGATGGATGCCTCTGTGTTCGACTAACATATCTCGCACCCACTGCTGGAACCTACGTCCCTTTGCTTTTGCACTTTGAGGTTTCAATCTGCGTACCCATCATCATCGTCACCATATCTATAACCGATACGGGGTTCAGATGGTGGGCGGTTGTACGCATCTACATCCTCTTTGATTGCATCTTCAAGACTCTGCGCTAGCAGTTTCAGATTGTGTGCAATCATCTTCACTTTTTGATAGTTCATTTTGTTTATTAAAACCAAAGGGTCCTACTTTATCTTTGATCCTTTCCTTCACCACCTGTGCAGACAATGCTTCCATTACTTTCAGCACATCTTCTGACTTAGTAGTACCAGGACCAAGACGTTCTGCCACGAAGTTATACTTCTGGAAGAAGTCATCGCTCACGCATTTGTAGTCTTCAACTGTGATCGGATCACTCATCGACATGTTGTTGCTCCATAACTTGTGCCCAGTCCTTGTCAAATTGTGTGAGACCTTCTCTGGTGAGAACGTGATCATACATCTTCCAGAAGACCTTCGTAGGTAACGTAACTACGTTAGCACCATAGAGGAAGCAACGAGATACATGGTGGACATCTCGTAAACTGGCAGCAAGGATCTGTGTCTCCTGACGGTGGGTCTGATATACACCAGAGATAGCACGGATCAACTCCACACCACTGACACTATTGTCATTGCATCTACCCACGAAAGGTGACACATATGTAGCACCTGCCTTAGCAGCAAGGATCGCCTGAGCAGCAGAGAATACCAGCGTGACATTAGTAGTAATGTCATCGTCAGCAAGATTCTTACATGCTTTCAGACCTTGGACATTGCATGGGACCTTGATGGTAATGTTGGGGGCAATCTGAATGTAATCATCTGCCATCTCCAACATGTCCTCCCAGGTCTCACCAGATACTTCTGCTGATACTGATGCTGTCCAGGGAAACAATTCTGTAATCTCTGCAAGGACATCAGAGGGGTTCCTCCCTGCACGAAGCATCAAGGTAGGATTCGTAGTGACACCATCGATCAGACCAGTGTCTACTGCTTCACGGATTTCATCAACATCGCTACTGTCGAGAAAGATTTTCATTGATTGTACCTCGGTGGTCATAGTATATAGAGTACAAAAAAGAGGACCTAAATGGTCCTCTTGGTATTAAATTGTATCAAAGCTCAGTTAGATACTGGCTGATCTGAAACAACTTTCTTCGCCACTTTGATTCCACGATACATCATGTTAAAGCGGTTTACTTGTGCTGCTTCCGACAGTACCTTTGCTTTGTACTGCTCAGCGTCATACTTGACGCCACGGTAAGTGATCTGTGTCATGAGTTAACTCCTGAAAGATTGGGTTTGTGGTCCCCGTTCCTTCAATCGTTTGCGTCCCAATACCAATCACAATCTGGTGCCGATTCCTTTACGGTCTCAACCAACTCTATTTTCATAGCGTCGTCGATGTACTTGTTCGCATTAATCCTCAGCATAATAGCGTCGGTCTGCTGGCAAGTTAGAGTGGTATACAGAAGAATCTCTGCCATGGGATGAACGCTCCGTTCCGCGATCTACTTGCGTCCCCGAGGGGATGAACGTATGGTATTAATATACCATACATTATTTATAAGGTCAACGCCTATCCCTCCTCCTTAGTCCGATCCCTGGTTTCCTCAGGTCCCTCTTCACCTGTCTCAAAAACTTCAAGTGGTCCCTTATACCATTGATCGGGTCCAGGCCAGTTATATCTGAGAGAGATGTTGTCGAGTCCTTCCACCTCGGATGGTTCTTCCGTGTACTCTGGTTCCATAGTTTCTTTTTCATCCCATGCTTCGTGTAACTCTTCGATTTGGTTATCAACGTTTGACATGGTTTGAATTACCTTTCCTTCCCAGTACCATTTCTCTACCCAAGAGAATAGTGCTGCGAGTATAGTGTTGAAGGGTGGTTTCTGTTTAGAAATCCACCCCTTGATCTTCTGTAATTGTGTGCGCTCACCACCCCAGTGGTGCTCAAACTCAAAGTGAAAATCCTGCGAAGGTTTCTGCTCCGACATCCTGCTTGATTCCTCCAACAACGTACGACTCAATCTCAGTTTCCTGAGGGGCGTTCTGTTGACCCTTGCTATTTAGCCAGTGCTCTGTCCAGGGTAGGGGATTGTTCTTTGCTGGGATGTCATATAAAGGAGCGAGACCAATCGCTTTCATGCGTCGGTTAGCAATCCATTCCACATACTGAGACAGCAGACGTTCGTTGAGTCCAATCATGCTGCCTTGTGAGAAGAGGAAGTTTGCCCACTCCTTCTCCTCGGTGACTGCCTCAGCAAACATCTGACGGACAGTCTCTTGTTCTTCCTTATGAATCTCCTGCAATACAGGGTCATCACCTTTCTTCCATTTGTATAAGATCTTTTGTGTCAACGCGAGATGTTGCGACTCATCCCTGGCAATAAGGGAGATAATTTTTGCAGAACCTTCCATGAGTTTAAGTTCACCAAAAGCAAAACTGCAAGCAAAAGAAACATAAAACCGTATTCCTTCCAGGATATTGACATTAGCAACTGCCAGATAAAGTTTACGTTTGAGATCTTTCAGGGTCCAGTCCTTAGAGGGTGAACCATTCCAATCAGTGTGCCACATGTTACCATCAGCATATGAACCTGCCGCTTCAAGGAACTCATCGTATGCCTTGGTGACAGACTTAGCACGTTTCAGAATCTGTGGTTCATTAAGAGTGGTGTCCAGAACCTCAGAAGGATCTGCGTACACGTTCTTGATGATGTGAGTATACGAACGGGAGTGAATCTGTTCCATGAACTGCCACACACCAATACAACCTTCCAGTTCTGGGAGAGAACAGAAAGGAGAGAATGCCATACCAGGACCACGACCTTGAACAGAGTCAAGGAGGATCTGATATTTCAGATTAGATGTATAGATGTGTCGTTGCTGCTCATTGAGAGTCTTGTAGTCTGCTCTATCCTTTTGGAGTGACACTTCCTCAGGACGCCAGAAGTATCCGAGTTGTGTCTGTGTTAGTTTATCAAAGTCAGGGTACTTAAACTCTGCATATTGTTGCATTCCTAGCGGTGCTCCGAAGAACATAGGTTGCTTCTTAGTGTCAACCTTTTTGCTGTTGAAGACTGTAACTCCCATTGGTGCTCCCATAGATTCCGTATGCTGATTCATAATTAAGAAAAGAATTAATCCTCGGAGGAACCTCCAAGGATTTGCAACACTCCAAGTAGGACTCAAAGTCCTCTTGAAGTTCCTTGCATAGTGTAATCGTGATTTGTTTAGACGTTGCAGGCATCACACTCTGCCTCATCGCCACTCAAAATATCATTAACCAAGTCTTGTAACTGTTGTTCTACCTGTTCTTCATCCTTTTTATTGTCGTATGTATTCTGATAATATGAAGTCTTCCATCCATACTTGTATGTAGTGAGGAAGTCCTGTGCCATAACAGAGACTGGGATCTCATTGTTAGGGAACTGCGTCGGATTGTATGACCAGTTACCAGAGATTGCTTGGTCGAAGAACTTCTGCATGACTGCAACGATCTCGATGTAACCTTTGTTAGAAGGCATGTCCCAAAGCAATGTGTAGTTGTTCTTCAAGGAGTTATATTGTGGAACAATCTGTTTAAGGGGTCCCTTCTTTGATTTTTTAATGGACAGGTAGTCGCGAGGCGGTTCGATTCCATTGGTTGCGTTTGACACAACGGAACTGCTCTCCGAAGGCATTTGTGCGGACAATGTTGAGTGCCGTAGACCGAACTTTGCCACATCTTTTCTAAGACTATCCCAATCATATTCGTACGTTGGTTCTGCTAACTCATCTACCTCCTTCTTATATGTATCGATAGGGAAAATTCCATCATGATACTTAGTATGTTGGTATCCATCGCAAGGTCCCTTCTCCTGTGCCACCTTGTTAGATGCCTTCAAGAGATAGTATTGGAATGCCTCAGTCAATCTGTGAACTTCCGCTAGGGCACTAGGATCTTCATACTTAAATCCTTTCTTCGCTAGGTAATGTGCTAGACCGATGAATCCAATGCCCAAGGAGCGCCTGCTGAGGGTGCTACGACGTGCAGCAGCGACAGGATAAGATTGATAGTCGATCAGTTCTTCCAGACCACGAACAGTCAGGTCACAAAGTTCTTCCATCTCATCCAGGTTCTTCAACTTACCAACGTTGATAGCAGACAGAATGCACAGTGCAATCTCACCTGCATCTTCATCGATGTGAGAGATAGGATCAGTAGGGAGAGTGATCTCCTGACAGAGGTTCGACATGTTCACCTTGTCCTTGAAGGACGAGTGTGAATTACAGTGGTCGATGTTCATCAGATAGAGACGACCTGTCTCTGCACGTTCTTTAAGAAGATCGAGGATGAGTTGTTGAGCGTTGACGGTTGATCTTGGGATGAGTGGATTGCTCTCGTAACGAAGATACAAATCATCGAACTCATCAGTGCCGAAAGCATCATACAACCCAGGGACATCATGAGGAGAGAAAAGTGAAATGTCCTGGTTTCCGATGAAACGTTCGTAGAATAGTTTACTGATCTGAATTGAGTAGTCGAGTTTTCTAACACGGTTGTCCTCCGTACCCTTATTATTTTTCAGGACAATGATGTCCTCTATTTCTTGGTGCCAGATGGGGAAGTGGACTGTTGCTGACCCACCTCTAATCCCATTTTGTGTACAGCATCTGACAGTTGACTCAAACTTTTTGAGAAATGGAACAACGCCTGTGTGCTGAACTTCACCGCCCCTGATTTTACTGTTGATCCCACGGATTCTTCCAGCATTAATACCGATGCCAGCCCTTTGAGCAACATAGTAACCGATAGCCATGTCACTACTAAAAATGCTATCGAGGGTGTCATCAACATCCACAAGAACACAGCTTGCAAATTGTCGAAGTGGGGTTCGCACCCCTCCCATAATGGGCGTCGGGATGTTGACTTTGTGTCGTGAGATTGCGTCGTAGTACCTACGGACATAATTAATTCGCTCGTCATGAGGATATTGTGCGAACAGTGTCGCCGCAATCAGCATGTACATAAACTGGGGAGTCTCGTAGATCCGACCACTGCTTCTGTCCTGTACAAGATATTTATCTGTGACCTGTCTTAGACCAGCATATGTAAACAAATAGTCACGATCATGATCGATGTAACCATCCAGTTCATTCCACTCATCTTCTGAGTAGTAGTTAAGTAGGTCAGTATCATAGACACCTTGCTTCACACCATTGTTCACTTGTGTGTACACAGTGGGGTGGTTGTCTGGATGTCCATCGTACACACTCTTCCTGAGACTGAACAGGAGCAGACGTGCAGCGACGAACTGATAGTTTGGTGCTTCAAGAGAGATCAAATCGTTAGCAGATCTGATAAGGATCTCTTGAATATCATCTGTGGTGATACCATCAAAGAATTGAAGGTTCGCATTCATCTCTACCTGTGACTCAGATACTCCTGCGAGATCTGTACAAGCAAGTTCAACCATCTTGTGAACTTTATCGAGATTGAGAGACTCGACGGATCCATCTCTCTTTACAACTGTGGTCATACCTTTTTCCAATCAGTAAATTTAAGTTTTGCTTCTAAACCAGAGCAGGTGTTGCGTTTAATTATATCAGAAGGATCTAGTCCTGCCAAGACCATATCATTGATGTCCTTCTCTTGTATTGACTTTGGCCATATTACTACTCGTTCACCTTCCTCAATCGCTCTCTCAATTCTATCAATGATCTGTCGGTTTCTTGGTTCATTGTCGAAGATCCAGACCCGATCTCGATAAGGAAGAGAGCGGTGGTCAACATCGCTACCACACATAGCAACAGATTGCCTAATGAAAGTGGAGTCGAAGGGTCCTTCTGTGACATAAACAGTCTCCTCTGGGTTTACATAGTCTTGTCCGAATAGTTTGAGTTGGTCGTCGTCAAAGATACATGTGATGTATCTAAGGTTAGACTTTGGTGCAAGAGAGCGACCCTGGCATCCAAACCAAGTACCGTCCGAGCGAAGGAGAGGGATAATAATTCTAGGTCGATCATTCTGTAATGAGTCAAAGGTATGCTTCTGAGTGTTTACCCACCGTTTGAACTTTTCGACATAGAAAAACCTGCCCAACTGGTCATCAGGAATCTTCCGACCAATTAGATATTCCTTCGCGGGGTGTCCATTATTTAGCAGGTTGATTGGTGTCAACCCTGATACCTTTTTGTCCCTGGCGAAGTGAGGTTTGCTGTCAGGTATCTCAAACTTCTCCACAGTAGTTCCTTTACCAGTAGAGTTCGCACGGAACTTATCTAACTGGTATTCAGAGTATGTGTTCGGATCAATGTCCTTCAAGAAGTTTGCTAAGGTTCTACCCATGCCACAGTTGTGACACTTGTAGACCATGCGGTTCTTCATCATGAAGAAGTAACCGCGTGCTTTGTTCTTATGCTTTTGGGAGTCGCCACAGTAAGGGCAACGGAAGTTATACAGTCCTTCCTTGACCTTCTTGAACTTCTCCAAACGCCATGCCATGCGGTTGACGTAAGTCTCGTCGATCATTAGTTCCTACGATTCCGCTTGGGGATATCATAGCACCATCGTTCGCGCCAGTCAAGTTTCTAAGCAGGGCCTGCCCTGGTCCACTAATGAGGAAGGTGATCACAGTCAGAGCACCAGCAACTGACCACATCTTTTTCTCCATGGTTCTCAGACGTTCATCGATCAGTCTGATGTCACGCTCACATCCTTTTTTAATTGCTTCGGTATCTTTATTAAGATCTGAATGCAGTCGATCAATCTTATCAAACAAAACTCTATCTACTTCGTCTTGTTTGGTAAGTTTTTCGTTGTGTACTGCTAATAGTTGTCCCATCTTTACAGAGTTATCTTGTAGAGATTCTACAACTCTCTCCAATCGTTCTAGAATGGCAGAGTTAATATCATTACCCATTACTGTTTACCAAGTGCTTGCTGTCTTTTATCCCAATAGAATTTAATGACTTGGGTAGGATAAAGCCTAGTCACTTTGAATTTCTTCGCCACCTCGGGGCGATACATCTTTCTCAGTTCTATCTTAATCTGTGCTTCGGACTTACCATAAAGGATAAAGTCTTGGGCATCATCATACTGCACACGGAAAGGAAGATAGTTAGCAGGACCATGTTCCTGCAACTCCTCAGTCTTCAACATCTCACCGACAGACTTCTCATAACGACGCTTCTTTGGTTTCTTTCTAGTAAGCCTAGTGATACCTGGTGGTTCATGAGACGGCGGTAAAGCAGTCTCGGCACCAGTACCAACAGAATTTGTGGGAGCGTCTTCGTTAATCACAGCTTGTCCAGGGTTTCTTTAACGTGGTCATCAATCGGTATATTATCCAGAGTACCACCTGCGGGGTATCTGTTTAGAAATATACAAAATGTTTTCAGGGGGGACCAATATTCCCGTTCCAACTTATACATCAACAAAGGCAGAGTACCCTGCCCAAATACATTAAAGAGAACAATGAGGTGGTTAAGTATAAGATTGGTTCGGAGAACCCCGTTGGTCTGGTAACGTTTGAGTAGACGTTTCAGGTACTTAAACTTCTTCATGTCTTCCATGAAGTCGTCTACTGTTACAGAGTGGGGGTTCTCGTAGTGCTTGATGGCGAACATCAAGTGGTTGTTTTCGTTTAGTTCATCAAATCGCATAATGAAGTGGTGTCATATTATGAACCGAAGGTTAGGGTTGCTGCACCATCACTGATCACTTCTTCTGTACCACCTGCTGAGGTAATCTTGACGCGATACTTGTAACCGTCCAGAGTGTCAGCAGCGAGGCCACTGTAAGCAAGAGTTGCGGTCGTGAAGTCTGCATAGGTAATGCCAGTGTCAAGAGAGGCACTTACGTTAGTCCAACGCTTACCAGATGCAGTCTGACGTTGCCAGACATATGCAAGAGCGCCAGGGGTGCCTGTGGTGGAAGTGCTAAGGGTGAATGTACCAGCACCAGAGGAAGATGTAGAAGCAGCAGGTTGTGTACCGATGGTCACAGCAGATGCAACGTCAGCAACGATGGTATCGTCAGCGTCGTCACCAGCAGCGCCAGCAGCAGCATGTACGAATGCCAGGCACTCTGCCTTATGCTTGGTGTCGCCAGCAGCAGTGGTGTATGTTCTATACAACCACCAACCAGGACCAGTGATGCCGCGAGACTTGTTCTCTGCAAGCACCATCTCAGTGGTGTCAACAAACACCAGGTCATAGGATGCACTGTCGCCACCCTTGATGACATACTCAGCGACTGCCTTAGGAGCAGTTCTTCTTACTGCACCAGACAAAGCAGCAGCGGTGCTACCTGCATATACTTTGTGGAGTTCGATTGAAGTTGTGCTTGTTACTTGCTTAACGATGTATGCAACACTGTTAAGTTCTAAGATGTCGCCTACGACGACAGTATCATCCGCGTGCTTCGTAACAGTGGCGTCACCATTGGTGACCGCTACATTGTTAGCAAAGGTTGCGGCATCAATTTTTCCGAAAATTGCCATTGTTCTCCCTTGATTGAAGGTTGGTTCCTATATCTTATTTATAAAAAGTAGAAGACCGTCCTGGTGGACGGTCCTTGTGCTTCATCCCTCACGGGCTTGGAGTGCTTCTTTGACTTTCTCAAAGAGTTCGTCGTCAGCAGTTGTCTTAGTCAGTTTAACTGCCTTACCAACAATCAGGAGACACAGATCAATCAGTTTCTCACCGAGTTCTGCATCGTCGGGAATCTTGGCAACAGCAGCGTCTACAACTTTATACGCAAGGGGCAGTAGAAAAGAGAGCATGGCTATATGTGCAAGGTCTACACTATATAGGCTAGTCAGGAGTAAACTTCCTGTCCTTCATGTATCCCCATTTACCTTTGTGAAGAGCACGTACACCTTTTGGAGAACGAGTAGACTTTTTCTTCTCGTCCTCTTTTGATTTTAGTATCTCTTTGTAACGCTTACCGTACTTCATACGGTTGTCACGTTCTTCGTGCTCCCTCTTCTGTTTCAGATGACGGAGTTCTTCGCTAATCACTTCGACTGGCGTCCTTCACGCTTAGCATCGAAGTCCTGAGTCATCTGCATCATCTTCTGCTTCATGCGGTCCTTAGACTTTTTCTTTGCTTCGGTGTCATCCACCTTAGCGGGAGCACATGCTGCTTCTGCTTGGACCTCTTCCTTCTTAACGTCCTCGCCAGGTTCATACCACTTACCGTCACCGTCAGAATCTTGCCAACGCTTACCTGCTTTCGCTGCTTTGATATGCTTGGCCTTCTTCTTGGCAGACTCTCTTAGTGAATCTACCTCAGATTGGATAAGTTTACGTAGAGATTCAGACATGAGATCCTCTTTCTTTGGGTTGATGATCACGTTGCCTTTCTTTTTTGTGGTCGTGACCTGTTTGTTTTGATCAGGTTTCATTCGTTGATTCCTAATTCTGATCGCCAGTTATATGTAGGTTGTTCACTCACACGTCTTGCGACATTGCGAGCACCTCGTGACACTGCACGGGCACCAGCGCCAACAACCTTCTTAATACCTGACTTGATTTTGTCGCGAAGACGGACGCGAGGTTCGCTAGCGCCACCAGATGTACTACCACCCGAAGAGGATGGAGACTGAGAGGCAGAGACAGAGGAACCACCAGCAGGTTTAGAACTACTACCAGATGAACCACGCTCGTATCCTTTCTTGAATTCAGATCCAGCGGACTTAGCGGCACGAACAGCAGTGCCTACTGCACGTCCTGCACCCTTAGCAACTGCCTTACCAGCAGACTTCAATGCTGCTTTCATCTTCTCACCACGGGAGGGAGCAGAAGCAGCAGGTTTGTCGCTAGAAGAAGCAGCAGCTTTCTTCATTGCAGCACCAGTTGACAGGCGATCCTTTGCCTGATCTCTACGGCGCTGAATCTCCTTAGGATCCATGCGCTCAGTAAGAAGATCGAGGTTGTCGATCACTTCCAGTGCTTCGGTGAGAACATCACCGTCCAATTCCATCAGTGCTTCAACACAGATGTCATGGAGTTCTTCGTATGAGAATGAATCGAATGCTTCATCGAGGATGATCTCTTCGACGAATGATTCAAATTCCTCATTCTTTGCTTTGAGGTTTGCCTTACGCATTTGCAGTTCGGCACGTCCACCTCTGTCCATCCTACCTTGTGCCTTTGGTTTCTTAGAACCACCAGCAGGTTGTGGACCAGCACCACCGTCGTCTACTCTTCTACCATGAGAGTATTTTGCACCACTCATCTTAGAGTCACCAGAGA